CAAGCTCGGGGCACCGCGCGACATCCTCGCTGACGAGGTGCGCGTGGACTCCAGCTATTTTGACCCCGTCCTCAACATGCGCGTCGAAACCGGGTTCTTTCGAGAGTCCGGCAAGTCACAAACGTCGTGCGGCAGCTCACCGGGCAACGCCTTTTGTGCCTTGGATGGCATCAATGCCACCAGTCCGCTGACGGCCAAGGAGCGTTTCACTCTTCTCGTGCTCGGCGATGATATGCTGCTCGTCGCCCCCAACGGACGTACCACCCTCGCCGCCTTGGTGGCCGCATATGAGCGCGCGGGCCAGGTACCCAAGGCCCATCAGACCGTTGAGCCCCTGCGCGCCACCTTTTGTTCCGGGCGGTTTTATCTCGTGCCTGGCGGCGCCCGCGTTTGGGCGCCCAAACCAGGTCGCGCCCTCGCCAAGATGGGGTGGATGTTGGTGGGCCAACTCACGCCCGATGCATGGCTGCGCGCCACTGCTTTTTCCTGGCTTAATGACACTCACCACGTGCCCATCCTGCGCGTGGTCGCGGCGAAGATGTACGAGTGGGCCTCCCCACTCGGCCCGCCGCTCCGGCCCCTCGACCACCGGCCCCACACGGACCGGTTTTATGACTGCCCCCTCGAGGGCCTCGTCGAGTTCGCCAAGCTCTATGGCGTCGGACCCGACGATGTCCTGGACTGTGAGGCCGCGATTGCGCGCCTCGAGCGCGGTGCAAGTCTGAGCCATTGGGTCATCGACAAGCTCCTCGCCCTCGACCTTGAGGTGGGCGAGGCGCACACGCACGCCGCTAATTCGATGGCCCCACTGCCGCCGCAGTTCCCCCCCACGCCGGGGCCCACGCCTAACGTGCCGTATGACTGGACGCCCCACCAGGCCGCTTGGACGCGCTACCTGGCTGGGCCTCGCGCCCAGATCCGCAGCGCTTGCCGCGAGCTGCTTAATCACATCTGTTCTTATGAGTTTCGTGCGCTCTCACCGTTTGGTACCGTTGTCCCAGGGACGCCTGGGCCGGTGAGAACCACACTCCAGACAAACGTGGAAACCCAGTTCCCCATGAGCAATGAGCTTCCCCTTCAACCTCCCCGCGGTCGCTCTCGCACCCCCAAGCCCATCGCAGCCCCCGCCGTCGCCCCCGGGCCCGGCCGCCCTATGCCCAGTGAGCGGCCCCGACCCAAATCCCGATCTGTGGTTCGCAAACCCGCTGCCGCCCGCATGCCCGCACGCACCA